GCCGTCGAGCTGAACAGCCGTCGAGCTGAACAGCCGTCGAGCTGAACAGCCGTCGAGCTGAACAGCCGTCGAGCTGAACAGCCGTCCACTGTGTACAGACGTCCTCACCTGAACGCCTGTCACCTGCTGGTCGCCTGTCGCCAACCGCCTCGCCCGTATACTGTACCCCTGTCCCTGGCGCTCACTTACCCTGGCGCTCACTTACCCCGGCGCTCACTTACCCCGGCGCTCACTTACCCCGGCGCTCACTTACCCCGGCGCTCACTTACCCCCTCGTCAGAGGCTCTCACTTGCGTTTTGCGGGACTTTTTTCTGAAAGGTATCAAGGGTCGTCTTTTGAGTCCGATCGCGTTAGAGGCCCCATTCTGTGCGATCTAGGGGCATACGAGCTAGAGCCTTCGGGTGAATGTTGTGGAGCGAGGGCCGTTTGGTGGGGCGGAGAGTGGCCCAGAGCGAGGGCCGTGGGCTAGAAATCGGGGCAATCTGTTAGGATTTGTTTTGGTCGTTCGACTCGTGCCGAGAGTCGGCCACAATGGCAGGAAAATGGACCGACTGCTAAACATACGTCAACCAATTTTAACTTACCCATCTTACCATTCTTTGATGACATCCATACAGGAGGAGCCGTAAGTCGTTGGCCCACAAGCACTACTCTATTTTCTCTTACTTCTTATTAAAAAAAAAGAAAAATAGTAGAAAATCCCCTTTTTTGGTTGTCTTCTGTTCACCTTTTTTCCCCTATCTACTGAACACTTTGTCCCGCAATTTTTATTTTCCAGTTTTCGTATCGAAGTATCGAAGTACGATACTCACCGTCACCACTAAACCCTACGGCCCACAGCACTTATCTCATCTTCTATACAAACGCTTCCAAAGTACAGTGAGGGACCAATACGTCGTAATCCCGTGCCCCCAAAGAAAATACAGGAAACTCGCATAGCAACTGTACAGCACGGACTTTTTCAAAAGGTGGAGAGTTCGTATTCGTTCACCCTCGTGCGTATCTCGACCCGACCGTTCAGATGTGTTAAACTTCTATTTGTTTGTACACCTACTCGGCCACCGTCGTCCACACCGCGTTCCCGGCACCCCACGGCTGGTGGATATCCACCCTTGCCAGACGATGCCTCACACTAGGCTGATCCCCCACGTCTTTGTAGAACTGCTCGAAGCTCTGGGCCCACTCAGGGGACACCCTGCTGGGGGATTTCCGAAGGATCGCGGCCCAGATGGCCGAGGCGTTTTGCCGTCGTTCCCGCCTCTCGACCATCGTCAGACCTGTACGACGAATGCAGCCACAGCTCCGAGTGTTCCCGGAAACCAGAGCTGTGCTGGGCACTGAGACCGCACATCCGCAGCGACATCTGCACAACCAGAAGTGCTTGTTGTGGTATCTTCCGTGGTGCTTCACCACGGTCAGCTCAGAGAACTGGCGACCGGTCAGGTCCACGAACCGCTTCTGTGGGCCCGGATCAGACCCGTAGCGGGGCTTCCTGCTGCACCGGGTCGATTTGCCGCAGGACTCAATTATGTTGTGCCACAAGGCATGGTGGCTGACGACCATCTCAGTATTGAGCGGACACTGGCAGACGCAGTTCCAGTGGCCGCGCCCGCCGCGTCGACCCGCAAAGGAAATGACCTTCAGGTCGCCAAAGATAAAGTTGGTCAGGTCTCGTTTTTTCATGGTGTGTCCAGCACGTCGGGGTTTGAATTGCCGTCATCCACCAGCGTGTGGTCGGGTGCGATGGTCATGCCCAGACGAAGCAGCACTTCCCGGCACTCGTTGACGGTGTACGGCACCCCGGTCTTCCGTCCGTTGGCGTATCTGCGGGCCATCCAGAAGGTTTGCAGAATGACCTTCTCAAGCTGGTATATCGGCGCCGGTATTTTCTCGTCGGTTTTTTCAGTCATGCTCTTCTCCTCTCGTTATGTGCTGTCGTCGCGATGGTACTTGCAGTCGCAGAAACACAAAAACGCATCTGCCGAATCCTGCAACTCGTCAACCGCATCAACAAAACGCTTGAACGTCTCACGGTTTTCAGATTCAGTCAACGGCGGAACCAAGCGACTGTGAAACTCAACACAGTCCATGTACCGTGGCATCATCTTCAACATCATCTGAACGTGGGCACTGGCATTCACCAGTCGTCGCGTTCGCTCATCCCGTCGTGATTGCTGATTCTTCATTCCACGTCCTTTCTTGTAATCGTTGCCCCGTTCGCACACCCCGCTCTTGTCAGTTCAATAGTCCGCTGCATCATCTCGGCAATTTCTTCTGAATCCTTGACGGTTACGCAGCCCTCGTATTCAATCGTTGAACCTTTTGGTGTCTCCATCATGAACACAACAAGCCGGTATCCTCTGTCCTTCGCGAATTTCTTGAGCTTCCTGTTTACTTTCATCCCAGACGCCCCTTTCCCAAATCGTAGAATCCCGACTCGTTTGTGCTCATCTCCCGTTCTGCATGGACACACCCGAATTTTTCGCCAACCCAGAATCCGCCGCCTTCATGGTACGAGTACACCAGATGGTCCGGCTGGTGCTCTTTGCCATCAGGGCGTGTACCCTCTTCGTAAAACTTGTCGTTTGTGCATTCACCCTGTTCGTCCCGGTACTTGCACTCTCCGCAGTGTATGGTCGTCATTTCTTTTCCTCGCTGGTCAGGGTTTGCGGCAGACAAGGATACCCACAAGGTGGGGAGCCTTCGAAGCGGACGAAGACGAAGTACCGGCTGGTGCTCACCACCACGCCAGTCTCCGATCCACGGCCCACGGTCTCGCCCGGCAGATATCCGCACTGGGCCACTTCTGGTCTGGTATTCATTTCACACACATCTGACCACATTGAAGCTGCCATCTTCCAGCCACGACCCGTGCAGACACACGAACTGGTTGACGGCTCGAATAAAAAAGCAGGCCAGCTTTGCCGGGAAGATGGCCTCGATCCGGTCCTCATGGCTGGGGGACCGAATCAGGACGACGTTCCGTTCCACGTCCAGCATGGTGACGGTGCCTATGAGTTGAGTCTTCACGGCATGTCCCCTGGCGCCGGTGGGTCGAGACCTCGAACAAGAAAGGATGTCCGCAAGGATGGCTGCGTTTCCGGAGAGACGGCCTCGGTCTCGTGGCTGCGGGGAATGCTTTTCAGCTTTTGCTCCAGTGTCGCAATCCTCTCGATCGCACGGTCCCTTGCCTCGTGCTCAGAGCGGAGTTCCCTGCGCAACGCCTTGCGTACAGCGCGTCGCACTTCTTTCTCTGACGTAAAGACCAGAGGGTTGCGGTTCAGGTCAGACTGCCGTATTTCGTGGCTGAAGTAGTTCTCGAAGCGTCGGCGTGCGTAGATTCCCGGACTGCCGACCAGTTCCAGCACGATCTTGTCGTAGTGGCTATCATCCGCAGGGTAGCGTCGGGCTACCTGCATGTGCAGGATTTCGTGAGTGTTTGGACAAAATGCGTAGTAGTCGAATGGCAACATCTTACTCTCCGTCAAGCTGATTCAGAAAAAAAGGCCCACGGCACTCCAGTCACGGCTGTTGGGGAAACCGTCGGAAATTGCCGCAGACCAGTCGAAGGAAGGCGGACAACAAGTCCACCGTCCCTCTGGGCACTAGATGGCTCGGGTCAACCGGTAGTTGTCCAGAGCGTGCTGTAGCGTTCGCAGGGCAACCGCACTGCGACCTTCGATGTAGGAGTTCAGTTCCCACTCGATGTCCTCAGACAGCGTTTCGACAGCACGGTCGATGTATCCGAGGTCCACAGGATCGTTGTCCGTTTCGTCGTAGGGGATGTCGTCATACGCACTGACGTACTTCGAAGATCGCCAGTTCGTGCAATACTTGGCGTAGCGGGACTCGAAGCCCGTCTCGTTTGAATACCAGACACCGTCTTTCCACGTGCCCTGCTCTTCGCCCACGATATCCAGCTTTTCGGTGTTCAGTACACAGAATTTGTTGCCCTTGAAGTCCATTTCGCGAAGTCTGGCAACTGCCTCAAACGGAGTCTTGCGAAGCTGCCGCACCAGCGTTGCAGTGTCAGACAGGCCATTGACGGGCTTCAGGGGCAGTACGCCGTTGTGCGCCAGCGTCATCGTAGGAGCCAGCCGGAAAGGGTGGGCCATTTTACCACAGACACCGCCCGACGTTGAAAATCGCCAGTGCATGACCTCTGGCCAGTTAAACCTTTGGCAGAGTTTGAATTGTCGCTCGGGACTGATGTTGATGCCCTTGCGGATCACGGCCTTGCCTTTACGGATAAAGGATACGCCGAAACCATCACCATTTGACTCGGTGGCTGTTTCGAAGACGCTCTTGGGGATTGGTTTGCGTTCAGGGTTTGCGATTAAAAGACACATAGTGTTCGACCTCTCAGTTGTCGATATTCTGTTTTCAGCGACGACTGCCGTCGCTGCGATGGTCCTATTATACAAAGAACAGGACAGGTTGTCAATAGACGACTAGACGATTTTCAAGAATTTTGAAGATGCAGCGGGAAGTAATAGTCTCCGTTGCGGTCCTTCGGGCACTCCGGATAGCCCTCGCTGTCACAGGCCCACCGGAAGGTTGTGGCTGTGCTGCCATCTGCGAGGCAGACCGTTTCAGGTTGGTAGTAGGCGTTCTCGAAGCCCTTCATTCGTTCGAAGGTCTCGTTGTCGACCGCGAACAGCTCCCCGGAGACTGTGTCTCCCTCAGATGGCAACAGCGCCGGGAAGTTGAAGCCCCGACCGTTGATACGGATCAACCGGCAGTTCTGGGCCACACGACGGCCCAGAAACTCGCAGTAGTTGAGACCGCAGTAGAAGTAGCCAACGCCGTTTGTCTTCAGTGTTCCGTACACGAAGACTTGCATGGTGTCTGGCTTAGGCCAACTCCACGAAGTTGGTGGGGTACAGACCCCTGCGGTCGCTGGTTTCGGCTCGGAAGCCGTTGCCGATGCTCTCACTGTCGATATCGTCCACCAGCACGAGCACACGGTGTGAGATATTGATTACCCGGACGACCTTCACGACGCCGTGGATATCGGGAGGCAGGACCAGTTCGACGCAGTCACCCTCGTACAGCGGGGCACGGCCCACGTAATTGAGTTCGTTAGGGAGGTTACTGTCTGGAAGATTCATGGCTTTTCTCCTGTGTGGGTGTTTCGATTGTCTCAAGGACAAGGCCCATTATAGCGATTTAGTCTTGGTTGTCAACAAAAGACTAGACAGAAATCAAAAACCAGAGGAGAGCTTTTCGTGTGTCCGAATACGCACTACTATTTGCTCACGAGGGTACTCTCTGAAGGACAATGACACATGTTGGCAGCAGAACAACTTGCGTCCGGTTGGGAATTCGAGACAATCGTCTCGTTGGTCACCAACGGCGGATTCGGAGCCCTCGTCTGGTACTTGATCGTTAAGCACATGCCTGCGGTCGAGAAGCGTCACGAGCAGGAACGTGATCGCTGGATGGCGTGGATCGACACACGAGACAAGGCCCAGCGGGATGCAGAAACGGCGCTGCTGGAAGCCTTGAAATCCATGAGCAACCATCTCGCGGAATACGACAAGCAGTTGGCACTGTTACGAGAACAGGTGGGTAGAAATGGGTGATCCGTTGATCTGTCCGCTCGCGGACTCATACCGGAGTCGTGAGACGCACGACAGGAAATTCATTCAGGTCCAGACCACGCTGATCGTGGTGAGCTTTGCCATCATGCCAAGCATCGGCATTTGGTCAATGAATCGTCTGAAAGTCACGCCTTCTGAGGTACGGACTGAAGTCCTTCAGGTTCAGGAAAGCCTGAAGGAACTTCAGAAGACCGTACAGGAAATCAGACCTGAACCAGATCACCTCGAATAACTGATTCGGCGTTGGTGTAGTTCTGCAACACCTGTTCGACCCGAGGCATGATTTCTTCCCACTCGAAGACCACGCCCTTCGAGATGGCCACGAAGTACCCCCCAATAGATGCCTTTGACACACCATGAACCGCAGCGAGCTGCGCGTGCAGCTCTACGGCTTCTTCGGGTATCTGGAGCAGAGCAGGCGGAATAATCCCCGCCGCAGCGAGCGTGGAAAAGTCTGGAAACCGGTAGTCCGTATGTATGATGCGGACGTCGTCCGGACCGTCTTTCAGTTTCTGCCACTTTATTCGAAGATTCACAGCTATTCTCCCGATTTGGTTCGTTCGTGCCGCTTCTGAGCACTCATCAGGTGCCACCCCGCAGCAGACAGAGCCTGCTGGGGGGTGTACGACCCGCTGAGGTTTATGGCGAGCAGTTCTTCGTTTCCTTCGACGTGGTGTTTGATGGTCAGGAACTTTTTCCTGAACTCATCAGTCACGTCGAAGTACGACAGGATGATCCCGGTAGGCTTCATTCGGCTCGCGTTCCCTTCGGACGACGGTGTGCGCACTGTTCCTTCCGAGTCATCCACTTGCAGTTGGATGGAGAGAAGGGTTTACCCGGTTTCAACCGCCCCAGCACATGCTTCGGAGACGGGCGAGGGCCCATGTCTTCCATGAACTTGGCGAACGAATCCCATCGGTTGCACCGGACATTGCCCTTCTGGGCGAGGCCCACCCACGTTTCGTAGTTCTGTTCTCGCATCGGTTACCTTTCGTTGATGCAGTCTTCGTAAATCTGTGCAATCAGGGCTCCGTCCGACCAGACGGCAGACTGCACTTTTGGCTCAAGAAACTTCTTCCAGTATTCGGGCAGGAAGTCTTCCCATTCTTTCTCGTTGAACCGCACGAGTTCGATTTCATCGACTTCGAATTCGTCGTCGACTCGAATGCAGTTGGACCTGATATCTATCTCGATCATCTCAGATGGTCCGGGGATTATCCGGGCGCGGTCAATGACCAGTCTACTCTCTATCATGGCTATCCTCGTTCATGTGGGCTTGTTGACGGGGAGTGAGTATACTCTCCGTCATATCCACTGTCAACCAAAGTTCATCCAGAGGCATTCGGTCTTCATTTCCTTCGTTTTCTTGCTACTGGCTTTGTGGTCGATCTTGATGTCGACGCGACTCCACCCCAGACACTCAGCCCATTTGTCGTACAGGTCGCTGCGGTAGCCACTGAGGATAAATTTGCCTTTTACCTCGGACAAAACCGCGATCAGAGCCATGTGGTCGTCGTGGTTCATCTCGCACTCATACGCATTCGTCACCGTGCGCGTTTCGGGCAGGTACGGCGGATCAAGATAAAACAGCGTGTTCGGGCCGTCCTGCTGACGGATTACTTCGAGCGCGCCCCGGTTGAGGATCACGACACGCTTGAGCCGCTCATGAGCCTCGGGCAACCCTTCGACGGCAGACAGCCAACTGCTGACCTGCTCGTTCATGCCACGCCGTGTGCGATTGCGACTGAGCGTGGCGAAGTCTTTGCCGAGACCCTGACGCGACTGGCGGTAGCGAACGAAGAATTGAGCAGCAGCTTCAGTGTCGGCGTGTACCTCTTCCGTGAGTGGTGATTGCGGGCGGGACCACTCGAACTCCTGTTCGGAGAACGGAGTCACTGCTACACGTCGGGAGAACGCACGGAAGCATTCTTCATCCTGAAGGACTCTCCAGAAGTTTACGAGGCCGCCGTTCAGGTCATTCACGACCTCACTTACCCCCTCGGGGTCTTTGCGAAACAGTACCTGACCGCCGCCGAAGTACGGTTCGACATAGTGGATGTGCGGAGGCATCAGGTCGATAATCCGGTCGGCCAGATAATGCTTGCCACCGTGCCATTTCAAGGGGGCCGTGGTCATTGTCCTGTATCCTGACTGGGTATGGGATTTTCAGATTTTGCCCGCAGAATTTTTTGACTTACGGTGCCCAGCGGTTCTGGCAGTCGACGCACACAGCAACAGGCGGGATGCCGGAATCCACGCCGCTGTCGTCGAACCACGTAGTCTCACAGCCACACGTTGGGCAGCAAGGGTTGGACGGAACCCCTTCCAGAAAATGCTCCAGCACAATGCTGGAAAGATCACACAGCTTCTGGGCACTGATCGTTGAGCTGTACTCACGGGCCAGAGTCAACAAAACGTTGAGGATGTGCCGCTGCGCCTCGTTGATTTCGGAATCCTTCATAAACACTTTCCTCTTCGACGTTTCTTAAAAAAATGCCCCCCGTTCGTCGTTTGCCGTGGCACGTCATGTGCCACGTCTCCCTGACTCTGTTCATAGGGGGCTACTCTCATTCCCGTATCCTGTCGGGACTTTCTCCACTACGTGACGATGCACGACACTTCCCGAACGCATCACGATCTTTGGAACCTTCCGACCCTTTCCAGTCCACACCAATGCGGGGTGAGGTCTGCGATAATGCGGAATGGTCTCCATGTCCTTGCCGAGTGACCAGCCAAACTTACCGCGTCGTTGGGCCTTCGCAACCAGCTCGTCGAGATTGTCCTGGGAGACTTTCCGTTCGTCCTTGCTGAGCACTTCAGGAGCGACCAGTTCCGGGTTGCCGTCGACCAGACAGACGGTACATGCAATACGGACAGCATCCACGATTTCCTGCGGGTCCAGTTGTTTCCCAACAGACGCAGTCCAGCTCTTGGGCAGGGCGTCCAGTGCAGCTTCGATGGTGTCCGAGGTCAGAGGGAACGCGCGAATCAGGTATATTGGTTGCAGACCGGAAGGGTCCAGCTCCCCGTGGTCGATCCCCATAGCCACGCCACGAACGACAGTTTGTACGTCGTCGACGGTGTGTCGCATCCGGCATTCGTGCAACCAGATGGACCGCACCTCGCGATTAAGGCCCACCGGGAAGCGGATCAGCAGGCTCTTCAGCCCGTGGGGCATCTTCAGTGACTGGCTTTCGACACGGTCGAGAGAAAGTCTCGTCAGCATCGGAATAATTGAAGGATACAACAGGTAGTAAGGCTGGGCGTCGTCGAGCCACTGCTGGTTGAAGTTCCAGTGCATCGTCATCAGCGCATGGCTGGACCTGTCCACGATGTCGCCGGTAGTGATCAGTGTTTCGTAGAGTTCCTCAGTGGTGGGCGTAGGAATGCCCAGCGGGCGACAGAGTTCCCGGCTGACTGCCTGAATGGTTCTGTAGTTGTGGTGTTGCATTAGACAGGACTCCAGTTTCTGATGACGAGTGGCTGGCGGACGTGGTGTTCCACGCAGCAGACTTTGACGTAGCTGATCCAGATCGAAGACACTCGACAGTCCCAGTTCCACGTGGCAGAGGCAGCACCACCTGAATGAGCCTTCACCAACCGGGCAAATGACTGCACACTGAGGGTGACCTGACAGATTTCGGCATTCTCGATGTGGTATTTGTTCTCCCGAAGCCACTGACAGACTTTCTGGGTGAGCAGCACGCGAGCAATTCGTTTCGGGTTAACTCCCAGTGGGCAGCTAACGGTGAGGGGGAAGGGCGGAAGTTCTCTGGTGTGTGAGATGAGGGCGGTTGCCATCAGGTACTCTCCGTATCACAACGTCGTTAAAAAGCCGAGGTCCGTGTTGCAGACCTCGGCGGCATTTAGTCCTATTGTACAGACTTTTTAAGAAAAGTCTAGTTCAAATCTTCAGACTTAGGCATTTCCAGAAAACTGTTCAGCCGGGTCCACACTTCCAGAAAGACTTCCCGGATGATTCTTGCGGCCATTACGTCCAGACCGCGAGTGGCATCGTTGTTCTTCTGCCAGATGTCCTCGACGATCACTTCCGCGTTCCTCAGTGTATGTGTGCCAGTGGTCTGTCCTTCGATGATCGACAAGGCCACGCCCACGCTCTGCACGCAGATGGACTTGACCGCGTCGAGTGACATCAGGACACGGCAATACTCATTCAGAGAAAGCCCGGCGTCTCCGGCAGCCGCCTCAACCTGCTCTCGGGCAGCCCGAGGATTCAGTCGGAAGTATGCGTCGACGGCAGGACCGTCAGTCATCCCGCTCTGATTCTGATCTTGCATTTTTCTCGTCCTCTATGGTTGTAGACCACATCATCTTGCCCATCTTCTGTTCCCATTCGTACCGGCAGGTCTCGAAGCTGGGAAAGCGATAAACGTATGGCCTTCGTTTTTTGAATTCCTGAGCCCCGTTGGACTCTGTTTCTTCGATCCGCACCACCTGCGTCCGCTCCATTTGTGGGCAGACCCCTTGCAGGAACCGGCCCAATCGGGTGGCGTTGCCCCTTCGGACGACGCCGTAGTTGCGGGTGTAGTCCAGATAATCATCAGTCAGTTCTATGCACTCCACCTCTTCAAGCCAGTGCGGAACATCCGGCAGGATGGACCCACTGTCCAGCTTGGTGAACCACCACTCCTGCATTGGGTCGAGTGTCCAGATTTTCTGTTTGGCCAATGCCTCTGTCTGAGGTACTGCCCGAACATTCCAGTCGGTGATGTCCAGACACTGGAGGTAGTGCAGCAGAGCTTCCCGGCCACCCTTGTTCTCCATGTGGTCTGCAAGTTGCTTGAAGTAGTTGCTGTCCTGTCGTTTGTTGTTCGACACGTCCAGCACAAAGAATCGCCTTTCCACAGCGCCTGCGGGAATGACCCAGTCGCTGTTACTGGCAAGGATCAGGTGCAGGTAGTTGTTGGTTTCCTCAGTGTCTATCCCCTTTCCCTCAATTCTGATCCGGTTGTCCGTGATCAGAGTCTTGAGTGTCGACTCGTGAGCCTTGTCTCCGGCAAAGAACGCCTCGTCACCGAAGAGCAGAACACAGTCCCGCAGATGGGCGTTGAAACTGCCCACCAGATGCTTGCTGTCGCTCACTGTTAAAAAGTGTCGTCCAAAGAGAGACCCGAACTCTTTGGCGAAAAAACTCTTACCCGTTCCCTGATCGCCCCGCAGCACCACAGCAACCTCACCCGGTCGGTCGGGCTTCTGTACGGCCCTCGCCATCCAGCGAATGAGAAAGTTGAAATACTGTTCGTCCCCACCACACAGGTTCTCCCGAACGTGGCTCAGAAACGGCATACAGTCTCCCGGTATGGCCTGCACACCAAAGCCTCGCCACAGGTTGTACGCACCCGGAACTTCTTTTCCGGGGGCGAAGACCAGCGTGTCGTACTGCCTGCGATTCAGGTGTTTCAGCCACCACGCACCGAGTTCCTTGTAGACCGGTTCGTCGTTCTTGTTCGTCCCGACCCGGACCAGTCGATTGCAGTAGGCGTTCCGAATATCTGCAAACGACGTTCTGACAAGCTGAGTTCTTCCCATGACGGCATCGTACAGCTCTTCGACCACACTGCACTTACCGCCCCACGTCCGAATAACAGCGTGTCTCTCATTCATCTCGACCAGTTGGGGATCAACAGCGAACTGCTTCACCTTCGCTATCTGGCGTCGGGCTTCCCTGTCCGGGTTGGCCTTGTCCAGAATGGACGCTGCGATACCCATGTCGGGGTCAGTGATGATTGAGTAGATGATCGAGTCCGGCACCTCACACCGAACCAGTTTAAGTACCGCATCGAACAGCCACGCGCTGCGGCTGTTGTCCTTTTCCTTGACTTCATCCGGATGCCGACCCTGCACACAGATCACTTTGATCCGATCAGGCACCTCGTAGGTATCGAGGTCGTCCAGATCGACCCGAGGGACGTTGTCCGGGATTTCCAGCTCACTTGTTTCCGTTGCACTGAACTGCGTCTGCGTAGTCAGTAACGGAGGAAACATCGTGATGTCGTAGACGTTCTCTTTCTTGTACGACAACACAGTAGACAGCGAGGGCACCCGACCCTTCCGCCGCTTGATGGCATTGGGCCAGTTGACCGTGTACGGCAGCCGCATCAGTCGGTTGACGTTGTGGCAGTGGTCCGCATCAAAGACGATTTCGAGTCGCTGGTTGTGTCGTTTCGCGGCGTTACCCGCTTCGACAGAACCTCCGATCTGTATCGGTTCCCTCAGTTTCCAGAACGCCTGCACCCCGCCGCCCGAATCAACGATCACGGTTGGCGGTGGAATTCCATCCTTTCCGGTTTTCAGAACGCTGACCGACTGCGCTTTGCAGATTTCGGGAGATACACCGTTCTTCGGGTCCATGTCCACGTGCAGCCACGTGACCGCGTCCACGTCTCGAAGTTGTGCGTTGCTCTCGTTCAGGTCTTTGTTGGTAACGCATATCTGAAAGTACATATTGTGGTTGTCGAGATTCATCTTCTCGATCCACGCCTTCATTTCTTCGGCGGTGTCTGCCCGAAATGTTCGCGCAAGAGTCCCCTTCCGGTCGGCATGGATGGCGGTGAGAGCCCATCGTTCGTTCGGAAGGAAGTCAGACAGATACCGCACGACCATGTCAGTCTGCGGTTTCAGTTCCATCTGGCTGTTGCTCCAACAATTGCGTGATCGTGTAAGAGGCCCACTTGTCCGCAACTCTTCCGCCACCCTCGATTTGAACGTATGTGGCGCGGCTGGTGCCGACGACATCCGCAGCCTGTGCGAGAGTCAGTTTCGCACGAAGTCGCAGAATCACGATCAGTTCATTGTCCTGAAGGTCCAGCACTTCAGGTATCTCCAGCGGAGGGGCGTGACGGAACTGTCGTTCCTCCCCTTTCTCGTAGGACGCATAGGTGCAGGTCGTTATCCTCAGCTTCTGGGCCATCACCCGCTGGGTAATGCCGAGGCGTCTTCGTCGCAAGAGCAATCGCTCAGCGTCGGTGAGGACGAGTCTCGGCCTCTTAAACTTCGCAGACATGCTATGAACCTTTCGCTTTCCAAGCCTTTATCGAATACTTCCAGTGCGGCAGCTCTTATCTCCGCACGGGTTATTTTGCCTAGTCTATGAGCAGAAAACCAGCCGTCAAGAAGATACCACTCAAATTTTCCGACCTTGAGCAGCAGGGAACATACTCCGCCCTTGTGAATGTGTCGAATGGCCCACGCTCGCTGGTGCGGTTTGAAGTGGGGGATTCGCAGTGGGGTGTCCTCGCGAACAGGCCAAGCATCAGCTTCTTTCAGCTCGATCCACCCGTTGATGTAGTACACGTCAGGGGTTCCCGGACACGCCGGGTTGTCCACAGCCATCGCATCCAGAGGTTTCAGCATCCTGACAACCCTCTGCCGCATGTTGCGGTTCTCGTTGGTCACGAGTCGTACCTTTCATTCCGGGACCGGGGGGTGGTTCCCAGCCATGCTCTTTAAGCAGTGAAGAGGCGGCGCACAGACTGTAGCCCGCGTCATCGATCCAGTTGTCGAGATGTTCCGGGCTGGTCAGCTTTCTGGCGATCTTCACCATCCCCATCATCTGGGCCACGTCCAGCACAGTCAGACCGGCATCTGGTTCGGTGAGTATTCCACGTTTCCGCAGCCACCACGACCACAGGTCAGCAATGTTGCGGAAGTTGTCTTCGACACTGCCGTAGGTCGCGTTGCGATCTTTGCAGACGCACTGGGCGACCATGTCCACAGCCGCTTTTCTAAAATCAATGTCGTTGCTCATTCGTCGCTCTTTCCAATTTCCTTGATGACACGAACACAAACACCCACGCAGACCACTACGAAGGTCAACGGCCAGAACATCGCGACCACCAGCTTGGCTGGCCACGGATGTTCCGGTGAAGAAAGCTGACAGGCAGTCAGCATCAGCATGAACCCGACCAGATAGAAGTAGAAATACACTAGATAGAAATACATCGGATACCCCTTTCCAGATTACGCTACTTCGCCCCAGTTAGGTCCGGTCTCGATATCAATCTTGCTTGGAGACTTCAACGGCATCACGTCCCGCATCAGTACCGCAAGCTGTTCAGCTTCCTGTGGGGAGTAGACGGTCAGGTCCAGCTCGTCGTGAACCTGTAGCTGTAGTCGGAATCCCTGACGATCCGCTTCAACCATCGCGGTCTTGGTCTGGTCCGCAGCACTCCCCTGAATCAAACGGTTCAAGGACTTGTGGGTCCACTCGTAGTTCCCGCAACGGTCCTGCGGGAACCTGCAACGGCGACCGCTCAACGTCGAGAGATATCCACGTTCCTTGACTTTCCTTTCTGCGACCCCCGCCATCCAGTGAACGTACGGCAAACGGGCATTGAACGTATCCAGAATTTCAAGAGTGTCTGCTCCCGGAGCGTCTCGAAGTTTGCCATCCCTGCCACGGATCAGGATAGTCTTCAGCCCAAGTTCTCCCGCCAGCTTGACCCCTCCCATGCCGTAACAGAGGCCGAGGAGTACCGCCTTCGCTCGTGTTCGCCCTTCCTTGCCTTTCCAGCCGATCAGGTCAGCCATCATCTGGTGACCGTCCACACGAGGGTCTTCCCAGTATTTCTTCAGTGATAATTCGATGGCCTTCCTGATGGGGTGCTGCCGGGGCAGCACAAGCTCCGCTGTCAGTGCAGCCCAGTGAAGCAGGTTTCTGGGCTCCTGTTCTGAGTAGTCCAGACAGCCCCACATACCCCCCTCGTCAGGCAGATAGATCGACCGCCAGTCGTGAGAGTATGGGTCTCTGACAGGCTGCTGCTGGAGATTCGGGTTTGAGGACGAGAGTCTGCCGAACGCAGCACCCACCGTGTCGCCATCTTCGCGCTGCTTGCGGAGTTGAGTGAACGTGCAGTGGATACGGCCTTCGACCGAATGCTTTCGGATGCTGGCGACGAACGTCGTGCGGATTTTGTTGGCTCGCTTCTGCTTGGCGATCGCGTGTGACAGCGGTGTGTCCACAGCAGCGAGGACGTCTTTACTGACCATGTATTCGCCGGACTTGGGAGTACGGGGCAGAACGCACCCGCAGTGTTCCTCCAACAACCGGCCCGTGATCGATGCTTTGCCTATATCCTCGATGCCGAAACGGTAGCCCGTCAGCTCTCGGATGTGAGCACACTGCGTCTGTTCAATCTCCAGCATCCGGGATTCGATTTCGGACAGTTTGTCGAAGTCTACCCGAACGCCCCGCCTTCGCATCTTTATACAGACGGGGAGCAATCGCGATTCGAGGTCAAAGACCCGCTGAAGGTTCTGGTGGTCAATTTCTTTCTGCTGCTTCTCAAGAATCTTCAACGGCAGTGCGGCGTCATCCTCCGCGTACGGCCCGACGAACTTCGCGGGCATTCGCCACAGGTCTTTCTTCTTATCGAGACGGAACGCCCCGGCAGCCTCTCCCAGCAGGCTCTCGCTCTTCCCTCCGAAGCCGTTCCGTTCCGCGATGGCCCCCAGTGAGTAGCCGTCTTCCAGTTCATTGATCAACGCAGCGGCAACCTGCACGTCACGAAAAACTGCACGACGAAACACCACCCCATACTGGGCCAGATAGTCAATGTCATATTGCAGGTTGGCTCCGACGATTTCTCCGGTGAACTCAGCCGCCTGATCACGGAGATACCGCACAACCGCTTCACGATTCAGGTTCGGGCCCAGAGCGTGTGCAATGGGCAGATACCACGCGCTTTTCTTTTCGTCGTCGATGGCAAACGACACCCCTGCGATGAAGCCGTTACGCCTCACCGCAGGTCCGAGTGTCTTCAGATCAGGGCAGCAAGTTTCTGTATCAAGTCCGATCCTCTTGTACCGGCTCCACTTCGGGGGCAGGTCCACCATTCTGGGCATCTTCCATTCCGAGTCTGGCTGGAAGAGTATCTGTTGAGTTTCCTTCGTTCCTGCTTTGTGGCGAGGCATCTATGGCTTCCTGAACTTCCAGTCTGTGGATGGTAACTTCTCGCGGTGCCTCAAAACCTAGTCGGACGCGATCGTCATTGAGCGAGACGCATGTAATCTCGATGAGGGACTCCAGTCCCGGCACAGAGAGCACAACCTTTTCGTTTTTCTTCCTTGTCAGTACCAGCATTTCAGATTCCTTTCAGTTCGAGAAAAGCATTGATGGCCACAGTCCAGTCAAGGCCAACGGGGAGTGATCTGCGAAGAATATCCACAGCAACGTGGTCGTCTTTGTTGAGTGCGTTCTGGATCATCATCGCTGGAGCGACCAGCTTTCGAATAAACGGTGAACTGATCCCTGTCGGTGGTTCATCACAGGTCAGCACGTCGCGGAGTTCAGTCAACGCACCTGTGGATTGTAGAAAGGGGCCGGTTCGAAGCGGGGTCAGGTCCATCGTCAGTGACGGACTGATCCAGTCAAAGTGCGACAGCATCTGCTTCGGCATGGTGGGCCGAAGTACCCGGATATGCAGGTTCCCGATGTACATGTTTCGTGACTCTGCCATGAACTGCAAACAGACGCTGGCTATTGCGAAATGCTGAACCAGAAAATCGTACGTCTCTGCTTCGTTGTAGAACAGGTGGCAATCGAGCCAGTCAGCCCCAGAGCCTTCTCTCACGCTGTAGCAAATCCTGAATGGCCCGGCACAGTCCTGCTCGATCGCGATGTATGGAACGTCGATCACACAGGGAGTGCGGTCGATTGGTTGTCGTGGTCGACCCAGTGTGCATGTGAGCGGGCTGTTCACAGGCACGTCGGCCAGTACGCCAAGGGCGTCCAGAATAACGGCGGCGGGGTTGTGCGCAATGTGGGTGTTCGTCGAGATGTCCGGGTTCTGGATGCAGATTGCAAGCGCGGTCTTCATTCGCAGGTCAGTGTCCGTTTCATCCACTCCGTCGGGTTCTCCGAACAGCTCTCGCACTCGGGCCGAGGCATCGTTGATGTCCTGTGCGATTATTTTTTCCGCCATGCGTATTCTCCAATGTGTCCGGGAAGGTTCTCATTGTGCTGTGTGGCTCGGTAGGTCTGCCAGCCACGGTACGGGCAGTTCGTGTGCGTTCCGCAGTAAGAGAACGCAAAATGTTCAAACGGCGACCAGTGCCCAAACCCCGATCCCTGAAGCAGTCTCCGGGCAAGCTCTTTGTCCTTCTGGCGATCCATCTTTCCGCTGTGTGTCAGATAGGAAACCCTCGCACACCGAGCAGCCGAAACGTGGGCCCACTCTTCGAGCTGAACGCTTCGTACGCCCTGTGACATGTAGAGGCTGAGAGCGTGTTCTTTCTCGAAGGGTCGAAGGAACGGCGCGTGGACGGGGCATTCTACGGGCGTCGACTTTTCGATCTTGTCGTGGATCAGCTTTGCGAGCTGGAACATGTGGGGCTCTGCATCCGGGTGGATTCGGAGCCTGAAGAAGTTGGCCCATTCTGTGGCGGTGATGATGGTCGTGATGTAGGAGAACGGTTCGAGCAGTCGATTGGCCAGACTCTTATGCACATCGAGGTCGTTGCTGAGACTCCTCGCCACTCGTATCGCAGCGTCCAGTGCATTCTTCCACTGCTGCCTGCACAGGGATGCGTTGGCTTCTTCGTCTGACATCTGCATCCCCTTCTGACTCTTTCCCCACCGGATCGGGTAGAAGGGGTCGGCCTCAACGTCTGCGATCATCTTCTTAATCGGGATCGCTCTCGATGAGGAAGCATTGCGACAAAACGACCGGTGAGTCAGAACTTCAGAGTGAATGATCCGTGGGTACGTGGCAACCAGCGTCGTGATCCTTTTGTCGTTGAAGATGCTATCTGCCTCTATCCGAACGCTGAGCATGTTTTATCCTTCTGGCGGAATTGAGTTGACTGAGTCTTGCGTCGTGAGTATAGTGCAGGTCTTCCAAATAAGTCAATACGATTTAGCGAAATAAAGACGACTGGACGCAACCATGTGGAAAACCCTGCTGATTGTTGCTGTTCTTTCGGAGACGGCCCACGCCCAACTGGCATATGTCCAGCACGTTCAGCAGGAATGCGTCGTGCTGGGATGTGTGCGGTACAGCACTTACGGAAGCGCGGTCGCCGTGGCAAGGGCCAACGGCGGAACGGTCTTTCTGACCGCCGAGCATGTCCTTCAGTCGAAGTCGGACACGTCACAGACCGTGGGCGTTTATGTGGCCGGTACGAAAGCCACGGTCAAGGGCAAGTGGAATGATGGTCGAGCAACAGACCTCGCAATACTCTGGATTCCCGGCAGCTTTCACGACGTCGTCCCGCTGGAGACTGAGCCAGTGCGGACGGGGGAGGGGGTGATTGCGGGAGGATTCGACTTTGCTGCGGTCTCCGGCCAGAAGGTGAAGGGACAACCCGTCCCACGCTACTACGTGACAAAGATCACCAAGGCAGAGAGAAACGAATTTGGAAATACCGATCGAAGCTGGCCTGTCGGCATGAGCGGAGGCAGCATCGTTCGAAGGGGCGGCGGACTGGTTGGGATCATCTGTCATTCCAATGGCTTCAACATTAACTGGGACTATCAGAAGTTCATTCGAAGCCACTACCCGGACGCACAATTTGCCGAGGTTGCTCCTCTGCCGCCCCCCACAGATGAACCGAAACCGCGACCATCCACGGATGAACCGGAACCGCCACCGTCCGACAAGCTCATAGAAAAACCTGTGGTTACGCCACCACCCACGGATGAACCGGAACTGCCACCGTCTGATGAGCCCAAAGAAAACCCTGCTGTGGTTGTGCCGCAAGCACCTCGCGAGGAAGACATAAAAAAGATTATCGGGACCATCGTTGAAGAAAAGTTGTCGAAGAACGAGTCCTCTCCCAAGGGGTCGTGGTTTACTTCGCTGGCAGGTCTGGTCGGAACCGCAGCAGGAGGCCCGGCTGGGGGTGCCCTCGCAACAGGGGCAGCCTCAGTCGGGGTCTTCCTTTACCGTCAACGGAAGCGTCGGAAGGATGAAGCATCACGTGGTGTGAAGCAGGTGGTAACTGAGTCCCCTTTACCGGGGGATGCTGTGGCAGCACCCTCTCGGGTGCAGACAGCGCATCCAATTGCATGGCAGAATGTGGACAGCAATCTGTATGCAAGGGCTCACGATGAAGCTCGGCGTGTGATCGGGGCACGTTACCCCGGAGCACAGGAAGTGCTCGAAGCGGAACTCTCTTTGACTCGGCAATATGTTTCGGGAACCCTTCCCATGCCGAACACTCAACCAACAAGGAACTAAGTGATGGTAGTCAATTCAGATGCAGTGCTGTGGTACAACGTGGGACAGTTCGGAGAACTCGGCTACGCCGTTCCGAATCCTTCAGACGACATCGGGAGTCTGAACCCCACGATCCTCGAAATGAATCGCGTGATCGGGGCCAACCTGTTCGCGATGATGCACCACGAGGACGCGGACCTTTCAACACCGCCATCGATCAACACGGTGCGTCGAATGCACAAGCTCTACATCCGGTTCGGACAGCTCGTGCTGGCACGTGCGGTGGCACCGGGTACGCTCAATCTCGAACCACAGCACATCCAGCCCGCAGGGGAAGTCTTCATGGTCTACCCTGTGCCGTACTTCAAGGTCCGCAACCGCTTCATGCGGGAGTGGGCCACCTACGTTCTGATGATGCTGTCGGAGTCGATGCAGCATTCAGAGAACCGAAAGGCAATGGAGATTTCAACGTCGTACGCAGCATCCATCGGCAAGTACATGAAGCGGCTGTACCGCAACATGGCGACGGACCTGTTCGGCAAAACACAGGCCGAGGCAGACGTTGAGGGCTTTCTGCTGAAGGAAGAAGAGCTGGCGGCATACGATCCGTCGAAATTCTTCACGTCGACAGAAATGATCGACACGGTCCCCCATCTGGGCCATGTCTTCACAGAGGACCGACTGCGGGTCATCCGCAACGGTATTCCGGTCACCTCACTGCCACCGCTCCAGCCGTGGCCTACGAACCTGACCAGTGTCTACAACGCGCAGGTTGCTTTCCGTACGGCCAACGTGGATGGAGGGGACCACCAGTCGGGAGACTCGACAGCAACCGGCCCTGCGACCGCAGGAGGTGGCCCAAGTTTTCCTCCGGTCGCTCCGTAGGTTGACAGTACCCTAGACGGGGAGTATAGTCTCTCTCACGGGATGCGAACGCCGTAACGGATAGTCTGCCGAATGAAACAGTCGGCCCCGGATCAGTAACCGGGTTTCTATCTGCGAGAAGGAAGAACCAGAGAATGACAGACCACCAGAAACAATTTTTCTCAGAGCCGCCCAAAGAGCCTGTGTTTATGGGCGGGTCCGCTTCTCACGCTGCCGCCCACAGGACGTTCGGTTCGTTAAAGGATGCGGCTGACTACATGGAGACAGCAGCGAGCCGTCCGGTTGAAGGCTTTGTTATGTTGCCTTGCCCGTTCTGTGGTAGACCCGGTCAGATCGTGGAACTGCCGCATCCATCATCGCCGTCGACATTCAACGCGGCGTGTGGAACTGAGGACAGCGAGCCGGGTGAGTGCTGCCCGCTGGTGCTTTACGGTGACAGAGAGACGCGCGACGAGATGGTGGCAAAATGGAACCGCAGGGACTGGCAGGGGATGACGAGGCAGGCAACCGCGATCGGATTTCTTCAGGGCATTCTGCAAGGGCTGCGGATTGGGATTGATGATGAGCGAGCAGCGATCATTGACGCGGCACTGAGTGACGAACGGCACTTTGCAACATAACGACTGAGCTTACCGGGCGGCGGAATGAGACTTCCAATTGCAGGACACGCGAAAACG